AATTTTACAAGATAATCGAGTTTTTCGGGCAATTGTTTAGTTCTTACTCTTTGCCATCCTACTTGTTGTGCCAAATCATCACCAGCGTATTTGGCTTTAACAAATAAAGAAAAAATATCATTGGAAAATTCCATCAGCATATCAGCATCTAATTGTTTAAAAATATCTTTTGGCATAAGTGTACTTAAATTAGCACAATATCGCGTCATTGTACCAGATTGTGCTATCATTTTGCCGTGATGTTGTAGGCAAGGCAATTGACCAAATGGATAATTGTTTTTTACACTTTTCCAATCTTTTGGTGGTTCTTCCCAAACATATGAGATGTTAGCAGCGTGACACATAAGCATTGGTGCTTGTGCCCTTGCGGCAAGTTTCCAATAAACAAATTTTAATGGCGAATCATCGACCCAAGACATTATATGATAATAATGAACTATGTATTTAAATAGTTTGTTTTAAAATAGTCTTAATGAAAATGGACGAACATTAGTGTTATTTTCATTGTTATTTTCATTGTTATTATTATTTTGATTTTGATTATTTGGAGGGGTTCTTGGTATTTCTCTTGTAGGTGTAAATCCGTTAAATTGTAGCGAATAAGGTCTTATAGAACGACTATTTGAAGATATTTGTCTATCATTTTGCGTAGTAATAGTATTAACTATTTCTTGAACAGATAATGGAACGAATTCTTCATCATTATTATATGGTGGAGGTGGTAAATTAAAAGCAATTGATGAAGGATTAATGGGTTCTTGAAAAACGCTACGTCTTCTATTTATAACTGCTTCAGGAGGGGGAGGAGGAGGCATAGCGGGCCGTCTATTTAACATGAATACGTCAAAGGGGTTGTCTTTAAAAAAATCTTTTAGTTCTTCTTTTGATTTTGAATAAGCATCTATTTTTTTGAGTGGATTACATCCATATGTTCCATATAAATAATTTTTCAAAATTGGTTTTAAATAACTAACGACTCTTCTTTGTCTTCTATAGGATAAATCATCAGGGAAATAAACATAATTAATATGTCTTCTGAATTCGTGTACCATGTTGTTAATTTGTTCCATGAAGTCAAACGTGTGTGCTGATTCAAAAAAATCATTAATAGCATTATCTTTTAAAAATGGATAAGTATCGAGAGTGAATCTTGTGATGTCACAATAATTTTTTATAAATTGACGTATTAAATACGGAACTTGGTATTTTGAGAATGTTAATCCTATAAAAATATTATATAAATTGTATTTTTTAAAAGGTAAATTGGTGTAGGGGTTTTTAAATTCAATAGGTTTTACAAATAGATTTTCTGAATTATTGAGACATTTTAACCACATATTTACCATTTCACTTAGACGAAATCTATACAAAACATTATTTGAAATTATATTAACAGTTTGATAATAGGGATAATCATCAATATCGTTTAAATATAAGTCCGTATTATTATTCGGTGTTAATTTTGAGATATTTCTTTTTCTTATATATTTTTGAAAAGTATTTTTTAACATTTTTGCTACAGAATATAGGTCTAATACGTCTCTTTTTTCTTCATCATTAAGTAATTCATTATCAATAATAAAAAATTTAAATGTGTAAATATCAGAAGTTAGTTTGCAAGATGAATAATCACTTATGAATACCTTAAATTCTGGACTAACGTGTATACCATAACTATCAGATATGAAATTCATTAAAAAAGCTAAAGTTGCCATAATATTTATTAAACATATAATAAATTTTATAGTTCCATATCATAATCATCATCAACAATACCCATGTTATTAGTTTGTTGAATATCTGTTTTAATGATTAAGTTTTCTTTTGAACATGTTCCATCATCTTGCAAATTCAATAAGTCATCAATATTGGTATCTTGTTTCAATTCAGTGTTATTCCAATTGATAATTTCTTCATGATTCAATAATACCTGAAAGCATCCAGTTCCAAAATAACCTTCCTGACCACACATAACATTAGCACTAACACCAGTCATCAAATCGAGTTCAGCGTGTTTTGCTGCTTTTAAAAACATTTCAGGGGTTTCTTCAAAACTTGCTTTTGCTATAGGTCCTATATCATCATTATTAATACCATGTCTAAATATACTAACCATTTTTTGTGTAGCGCAAATACGGTCACACAACATAGTAGTATGATGATAATTAATTTTACCTACAGCCGCGAAACATTCCACTAATTCATTATGAACACATTGTCTTGCTGCTTCAATTCCTAAAACTTTATAAACTTCTTGTATATCATTGCTAAATGTTCTATTAACGTCGATAGAATCCAATGTCAATAAATCTTTCAAATTAGAACCAACAGTATCAAGAACCCATATATCTTTACTTACATAATTACCATTTTCTCTTATAGAGGTATTGGGTATTTTTCTTAGAATAACTTTGGGAATATTTTTAATTCCTCGTAGAATTATATTTTTTAAGATATATTCTTGTAAGTTTTTAAGTTTATATATTTCATCTGTTTGGTCTAAAGAATTATTCTTTTTAATATTAAATGCTTCCATTAGTCTTATTCTAAATATGAGATTATCATCATTGAAATCACTGTATATACAACTAATATGATTTTTAATACTATTTTTTAAGGCGAAATGAATGTCATCCATAGTGATGCCCCTATCAAGCATTTCTTCTCTTGATAATTTGAATCGAATGATCCATTTTGAGAATTCCTTATTTTCACCTTGTGTTAATCCACACTCACTCATTATAGATTCAAATTCTTGATATTGTTGAATAAGTTTTTCATCTTCATCAATAATAGTTTCACCAAGTTTTGGGTCGAAACAAATGCTGACAGATTTAGTGATGTCTTTTAAACAAGTATATTCAAGTTGATATTTCAATTCTTGTGCCTTTTCTTTCTTCAATTGGTCAACTGGTTTTAAATAAACAGTTGTGGAAGGTTGTTTTGGATTTTCAGACAATGATAATATTTCTTCAATTCTTGGAACACCTCGAGTTACATTACTTTTACTTGCTACACCAGCAAAGTGAAAGGTATTCAAGGTCATTTGTGTAGTAGGCTCACCTATACTCTGTGCCGCTATCATACCTACCATTTCACCTGGATGAACAATTGCTTTTTTATAATTGAAAATGATTTGTTTAAAGAGAATATCCACACCCTTAGAACTAAATCTATGTTGTAGTAGTAATTGTGTTGGCGATAGATAATAATATAATAATGCTTTAAATAACTGCGTGGGTTTTATTTTATCAGTAATAACAAGTGAATCGTATAAATCATCTATTTTTTCAAATAAATCTAATGGAGTAATATCAATGAAATAATTGTCTTTAATGTGTAAGTTGTGTTTAACATTGTTAATAATTCTTTTAAAATTAACAGGTAGATAAATTGTGCTATCTTTTTTGTAATTATGAACATGTTTTACAATATCATCTCTTGCTTCCAACATATAAGTAATTACCTCTTTTGTTTTTCTTTTGAGGTCATTTTTTTGTTTTTTCAAACTAACATTAGCTTTTTTACTGAATCGAATAGTTGAATCCTTAGAATAATCTGGCATCTGAAAATGTTTATAAATTTGTTCAACTGACATATGTCCCAATGGTAATTTTTGTGTTTCTGTTTTGGTTGTATTAATAGAATCATCACCATATGTGAATTGTATAATTTTATTTTTGTTATTTCTTACAGTCATATCATAATTAACTTTCAAGTCTTCAAGGCCTTTAATAAGCCTTCTTTGAATATAACCTGTTTGACTTGTTTTTACAGCTGTATCAATAAGACCTGTTCTACCACCCATAGCATGAAAGTAAGTTTCTTCAGGTGTTAATCCCTGAATAAATGAACTTTCTACAAATCCTCTTGCTTCTGGAGAATCATCATATTTCGTGTAATGTGGTAGTGTTCTATCTTCGAATCCATATGGAATTCTTTTACCATCAACAGCTTGTTGTCCAAGACAGGAAATCATTTGTGCTATGTTAATATTTGAACCTTTACTACCAGCATTCACCATCAATACAAATCTGTTGTTTTTGTCGAGACTGGAACGTCCAATTTTACCAGCTTCTCCAGCGGCATTTTGAACAATAGCGTTCACACGGTCTTCAAAAACTTCAACATTAGACTTTCCCGTATTATTTTCAAATGTGGAAATATGCAATTGGTCAATCAAATCATATACCTCTTTCTTTTTTTTATTAATACTTTCTGTAATTTTGGCTGTTGTTTCTTCATCAGATATTAAATCACTAATACCAACACTATATGAACTGAGTTTCATATATTCAGTTACAATGGCTTGTATATCATCAATAAATTTTGCCGATTGTTCATAACCATAATCATTAAATATAGCCTGTATAAGCCCTTCTGAACCTTTACCCAAAACACCTTTATCTATTTGTCCTCTAATATATTCTCCGTTTTTAATTTCGATAATATTATTGGTTTTCTTTTTGTTTTCGTCATCTTTTAGTTGTCCATTTTTGTTGTATATCGACATAGGTGGTAATATTTGAGTAAGTATATCAAAATTGGATATTCTTTTATTTTTCTTATTTTTAAGAATATTAATATTAGGATTATCAAAATACATTAGGAGATTCATAGCAGTTCTTAAGTCGAAATTAATATTTTCTCTTGTAAAACGATAGCATCCTAATAATGAATCCTGAAATATACCAATGATTGCTGAATTGTTAGCTGGTGAAATAATTTGTTTGGGGACATAAGCAAGGTGTAGAAGTTCTGCTTGACTTTCTTCATCTTGTGGTCCGTGTAAATTCATTTCATCTCCATCAAAATCCGCATTATATGGTTTTGTATCAGCTACATTCATTCTGAAAGTAGAACCTTTTTTCATTATTTTAGCAACGTGACACATCATACTCATACGATGTAGAGTAGGTTGCCTATTAAATAATATTGGATCCCCGTCTAACATATGTCTGTGTAACACGTCACCTTCATTTAATACTTGTGAATTTCTATCGATGTATCTTAGGGATATACCATCACCTTTCATATTTTGTTTTTCAAGTATATTTGCGCCTGGATAAACATCAGGACCATTTTGCATTAATTTTGTAAGGAATTTTTTATTTCTACTATTTACAACACAAGGGAAAGTTATAGTCATAGCAACTTTTTTTGGAATACCAAGTTCATTGATTTTTAAAGTAGCATCTGGCGAAATAACACTTCTCGCTGTAAAATCACATCTTTTACCCATTAGATTACCTCTAACACGACCTTGCTTACCTACTAATCTTTCTTTGATTGATTTTAATGCTCTTCCTGACCTTTGTGCTACCGAAGCTACACCAGGAATTTTATTATCGACCATTGTAGCAATATAGTATTGAAGAACAGTAGCCCAATCTTCTATAACTTTGGTAGGAGAATTTTTATTAATTTTTTCTGCCAATGTTGTATTTGCTTTAATAATGTTTACAATGATGTGAGATATATCATCTTCGCTTCTCTGTTGAGAATCGTGCTTTACGGATGGTCTAACAGCAGGAGGAGGTACAGCAAGAACTTGACATACAAACCATTCAGGACGTGACCATAATGGATTAAATCCCATAAAATTAACATCTTCATCAGATATTCTTCTAAATTTTTTAATAACATCTTCTGGAAATAATTTAACCGAAGGCTTATCTTTAATCTGTCCATCTTCATCTTTAATACCATCATTATTATCCCATTCTGCCCAAAGAGTAGCCAAATCAGTTTTCATTATTTTTTTAGGTTGTTTTGTACCACAACCATATTGATGACATTCACCACATCTTTTTATTTTTTGACATGCTTTAAAAACCAGTTTCCATCTTTTCTTTGGGTCCATTTTCAAATAATGGTCATATTTTTCCTTGTCAATTAATAATTTACTACATTTAAAACATATACATCTCAGTATTTTCTTAATCGTTTCTAAATATTGAATATAATATACTGGTTTTGCGAGTTCTATATGTCCAAAATATCCAGGTGTTTCCATATAATTTAATCCATCAGTAGGACATATTAAACCAGGGTCTAATACTCCCATCCTTGGATCAAACAATCCGCCAATAATAGGTTTGTTATTGATGTAAGTATCCCTTGAAGTTATTTCAGCGACCGAACCATTTCTTATTTCCTCTGGTGACAATACACTAAATTGGATGCCGATTATTCGACTAGGAGTTAGTGAATCATGCTTTTTAGTAGAAATTCTCGTCATTATCTATAATATAATATTATATTTAGATTCTTTTCAATTTTATATTAAATTTTAAAATTGAAATAAAAAAAAGGTACTCTATAATATAAAATATGAGTTCTAAAAAACCAGATAATCATGACAAACAAAATACTCCAAAAAATAAAAGGAGGAAAAAACAGAAAAAGAAGAGTAATAAGAGTGATGATGACGAACCTGTCGTAGAAGAAAGATTTGATAATGAGCAATTTCAAGAAATGCTTTCGCAAATGTTTCCTTCGAAACATCAAAAAGAAAAAGCAGAAAATGTGAAAATGAAAAAATCTTCTACTAAAAAGAAATCTAAGAAAAAGAAGAATAAGAATAAGGAAGAAAGTAGTGGCTCAGAGTATAATCCAGAAGATGATATACCAACCACTGATGATTCTGAGTTGGATAGAGAATTTGAGGAAGCAATCGAAGAAGAAGAATTGGATACCGAAGAAGAAGAAGAATTGGAAGAAATGAGAAAGGGTTTTCAGGGTATGAAATTTAATATAATTTTTACTGACCCAAGAGGAAGAGTTGGTGGTGAAGAGTGGGAAGAAGATGAAGAATGGATTGATGAAGATGAATTTGATGAAGAAGACGAGGATGAAGATATTGACGAAGAAGATGAAGAAGATATGGTTTCACTTGGAAATAATGTAAAAATGTCTAAAAAAGAGTATGCTATGCATAAAAGAGAAGAGAAGCGAGTTACTCAATCAAAATTTAAGAAAAATGAAAGAATTAAAATCAAATTGGATGATTGGGACAAAACTTATGGTGGAGTAGTTAAAAGAGTTTATGATACCAGAAAAGGATTTAAGTATGATGTTAAATTAGATGAAAGCGAAGGAGAAGAAGAATATGAAATAGTAACGAAAGTCCCTGAAAATAAGATTAAAAAAGTTAAAAAAGAAAAAGGAGGTGATAAATATGAATATAATAAATTAGTTAATGAAATGAAGGAATTGATTGATGCTAAAAATAAAGGCGGTAAGGCATTCGAGAAAAAATTAGAAAAAATGCAAAAAGCAGCTGAAGAGGAAGATAAAAAACAGAGAGAAAAGGAAATTAAATCAAAGAAGCAAGGCAATTTCAAAAAATTCAGAAAATTATTGAGAGGAAAGAGAGCTATATCAGACATTAAATATTTCAAGAGTTTGGATTTGGATACTCAAGAAAATATAATGAAAAAAATGAAAGAAGTCCAAGACTATTCAAACGAAGAAAAACCACATAAATTTAAATTGATTGAGTCTAATATTCCTGTTCAATATAAATCAATGGCTATGCGAAAATTAGATTCATTACAGTGGATGGATCCAGGTTCTGGTGAATATTACAAAATTAAACAATGGGTTGATAATTTTATGAAGATACCATTTGGTAATCACAGTTCATTACCAGTAAGCTTAGAAGATGGAGAAGAGAAATATCAAAAATTTATGGAAACTGCTAAAGAAACATTGGATAAAGCTGTTTACGGGTTAGATGATGCGAAAATGCAAATAATGCAACTTGTTGGTCAGTGGATTGCTAACCCCAAGTCTATGGGTAAGGCCATAGCAATTAAAGGTCCTATGGGAACAGGTAAGACTACTCTGGTAAAAGAAGGTGTTAGTAAAATATTGAACAGACCTTTCTCGTTTATTGCCTTAGGTGGTGCTACAGACAGTAGCTTTTTAGAAGGTCATTCTTATACTTATGAAGGTAGTATTTGGGGTAGAATTGTGGATACTCTTATCAATTGTGGTAGTATGAATCCTGTATTCTATTTCGATGAATTGGACAAAGTGAGTCAAACACCAAAAGGTGAGGAAATCATTGGCATTCTTACACATTTAACGGATACAAGTCAAAATGATAAATATCACGATAAGTATTTCTCAAATATAGATTTTGATTTAAGTAAAGCGTTGTTTATATTTAGTTATAACGACGAAAGTAAAGTAAATCCAATTTTAAGGGATAGAATGTATAGAATATCTACAAAGGGTTACAAGAAAGACCAAAAGGATATTATCGCACAACAATACTTAATTCCAAAAATCATTAAAGAAGTTAATTTTAAGGAAGATGAAATTATTATCCCAAGAGAAACCATTGAGTATATTTGTGACCATTTGGTTGAAGAAGAGAAAGGTGTTAGAAATTTGAAACGTGCGTTAGAAATCATTTATACTAAGATTAATCTATTTAGGTTGATACCTAAGGATAGTAAATTATTTGATAATGAAAAACATATCGAAGTAAAATTCCCTTTCACCGTTACACCAGATATAGTTAAAAATATAGTTAAGAAAAGCGACAATCAAAACCCAATCCCATTTGGAATGTTTGTTTAAATAAATTATAACTTTTTTATTGTTATAATATATATAATGTCATTAACTCCAAGAGCGAGAGAAAAAAGAGCTAAAAAAAGAGCAGATGGGACTTATAAAGGTGTAGATGATGATTGTTGTTATAAATGTTGCGAGGATACAGCATATGTGTGTGGTGAAAAATGCGTGGAATGTAAAGAGGATTGTAAGTGTAAATGTCATAACAAAGTTACACCACAAGAAGGAGAAGGAGCCCCACCATCTCCTCAAGATATGAAAAGAGGTGGAAGGAAAACGCGTAGAAGAAAAAGAAAACGTAGAAGAAAAAGTACAAAGAAAAAACGTAGAAGAAAACGTACAAAGAAAAAGAGGAAAAGACTCCGTAGGTCCAGAAAATAATTAACTTAAATGTAGATAATAACTTATAATAAAAACTAACCAAAATGGTCCTAATTTCATATCTAAAGCAGCCAATATAGCTATAATAAGAGCTGCTAAAGCGTGTTTAACCGATTCTTGTCTTCTTTTAATTTCTTTATTTGTAGCATCTAAAGATAGTGTCATTATGGAAAATACACTAATTACAAGAAAATGAACTACAAATATAGGGTCTCTCATATAAGATAATACTTTATTGCGACGTTCTTTATGACTAACAATAAATCCTATTGTTATTACAGCAAAAATTGCGGACGCTATATCAAATCCTGTTTTTTGTTGCGCCTCTTTCATTCTATTAATAAAATGTATAACCATTATATTAATTAGTTACAAAATATTATAAAAGATTGTTTTAAAAATAGCTTTTCCGATTTCTATGCCTTCGTCTTGAATAGTTTTATGTTTAAAAATAGGATGTTTCATAGCACCTTCAATAGTTAATGTTCGTTTTCTATCAAAACAGTCCATTGTTCCATATACTTTATGGGTATGTCTCTTATAATAATCCTCCATTTGATAGTTAGGACAAAATAGAGCCATTGTTTTATTAAACCCTTCGTGAACTTTATTATAAGGTTCCATGCAAGTAGTTATGAAATGTCTGGAAGAACCTTCGTCACCGTGTAAATCTAAATATAAAATAGTGTTTTCTTTTTGCATTAATCTTTTCATATCATTTGTTTCAGGTGTTTTATTATGTCTCCAAGAGCGGTTTAAATTTTGTCCATTTTTGTTAGTATACCAATGACCTAATTCTACACCAGAAGGATTTGCCATAGGAATAACATAAATAGTGAATATACTCTCAATAAGTTTTCTTTGTTTATTTTTAAAATATAGTTTTAAAAATCCTTCGATCATCCAAGAACCTATAGATTCTCCAGGATGTTGTCTGGCTACAATAAATATGTTTAATGGACCATTACCTAAAATCAACGCATCGACGCCACTTTTGCCTAATGTTTTTGCTTTTACTCCTTTTTTATCTTTGTATGTATTCATTAATTTTTGTTTCATTTTTGTAGTATAAGGAGGATAATACGCATAATATACATTTTTCTTTGTACTCTTATGATTCCATGTTAAAGTTTTATTTTTCTTTGAGAAACTTGTTTTTATTCTTTTCCAATTTTTATTATCGTAAGAATAACAAACATTAAATCCTTTCCAATCATTTCCAAATATATTTATATTTTGAATAGTATAAGTCATAGATTTTCTTTGTACATCATTGGATTTAAAATAAAACCAGTTTTGATATTTTCTTTTAACATTTTTTGAATAAGGTTCATCTTTTATTTCAAGGATAACTAATACATCCTTTTTTCTTTGTACATTTTTTATATGATTAATATTTCCAGATTCAAAATCAGAACTAATAGTTGATTTGCCTTTAAATAATCCTGCGCCCGATAGTGCTTTTTTTTTAGTATTGTTTTGTTTTTTATTTCTTTTTCTACGCGTTCTCATAATTATATATTCCTTAGATTATATAATTAAAAAGGGTTTGAGAATTCATTATAAAATTTTAAGAATGCGATAGGGTTAAAACATAACGAAGATACGCTAAAATGGTCCGCACCAACCTCGCGATATTCTTCAACATCTTTCATTGTTCTAATACCGCCACCCGCTATTACTACTGTATCATTCCAATTATTTTTAATATATCTAATTGTTGATTTTGTATAAGGTTTAATCATTTTACCAGATAATCCACCTCTTTCTGTAGGTAATGTATTTGACGCATGAAATTGTCGAAATCCTTCATCGTATAATTTTTGAATTGTTAAACATTTTTCCAACGGCGATAACTTTACTATACACCAATTTCTTTTTTTATTTAAAAAGGGCTTTAAACCATTACTAACCATATGTTTATCTGTATTGGGACAACTAACATTTAATTCTATATCCATATCATCTGGAATTTTATCTAAAATTGGTTTTATTTCATTTTTATTCATAATGGCTATGCTTATTATTTCACCTTTTTCATATGTTTTTATAGCGTAATCAATACCAGGATTTCTTAAACCGATTCTATTTACCCATCCCATACCTGGCATATATCTCAATGTTTTAAGTATTTGCATCCATTTACCCTTTCTTTCATTCAATGTGAAACTACCCCGTATAGATATAGTTTTTGGCAAATCTAAATAATTGCCAAATGGTGGAGATATAAATAACATTTATAAATGTACAAAGAAAAATATTTAAATGTTTTGGAAAATTATTATATAATGACAGCATTTTTTGAATTGGTATTTTTTATGGCGGGTATGGCATTTATAGCAGCAATGATTGGTAGAATATGTCAAGAAGGAGATTATAATGATTTTGATTAACAAAAATACTTAAAGAAAAAGTATTAATATATACGATAATGACTGAGAACAGTTATCGTGTATGTGCTAAATTTACTCTAAAAGATCAAAAAAGTAAAGACCGCTTTATTAGTTTTGGTAATGGCGAGACAGGATTGAGTGTAACTCGCGGATGGAAAGGATGTCAATCTATTGAATTGTATGAATCACGAGAAGATCCAAATGTTATTCTAATCTGGCAAAGATGGGATAGTAAAGAAGACCAAGAAAGCTATGTAAAACATAGACATGAAGATGGAACATTTGAATTACTTGGAGAATTGGTAGCTTGTCCACCTGAGATTACACCAATTAAAGATATGGTAATGAAAACAGAGGAAGAGAAGGTTAGGGAAGTTATTGAGGACATGTGTCACGTGGATTACAAAGTAGGTATGAAACACATGCACGATGATTGTGTATTCATTCGTCCCTCAGGAAATCCTTTGAATAAGAAAGGTTGGGAAGAAATGATGACGAATGACGATGTGGAAGTTGAATCGAGTAAGCTGGTTTCTGTAAATAAATTGAGCATTTGTGGATGTTGTGCTTATGTATGTTATACACAACACGGTAAATTTACTTATAAAGGAACAGAAAATGATGATGTTGCCGTATTTACGAGTGTTATGAGAAAAGTTGATGGTGAATGGATGGTTGTTCAAGGACAACGTTCAACTGGTAGAAAACCAACTGATGCGCAACCAGAATTTTAAGTATAAATTTATTTTATTTAATAATTATAAATTTATATATGAGTGACGTATCTGATAATTTAGTATACCCAACAACAGAATGGGATGAACTTTGGGAAAAATTACCAAATGATTTAAAAATATTAGTAGGTAAAGAATTGATAGATTTGAATAAGAAACAGAAGATTACTTTTATGAATAATTTTATAAAAGAAACAAAAAAAGAATTAGAAAAACTTGGATTTGATTAATTTTTTACATTTAAATCATACAATTGTTCTACTTTTAAAGTAAATGAATAATCAGTATTATTTAAATCTACAACTTCACCGAAATGGTCTATCAATCTTACTTTAATTTTTGATATATTTACAGGACCAAAATAATCTCTTTTGAAACCATAAATAAGACCACCTGATTCATAATTGTAGGTATTATTATTCTTTGGTAATTTAGCTAAAATATTAGTATCATTGAAAGCTGATTCCTGAAATGGTGACATAATAGTTTGTGAATGATTATTATTATAACAATCAAGAGATAAAAAGATATATGGTGTATCATTGCTTTTTAATATTGATTCAGGTTGAAAACCTTCTCCGGTTTGTGTAGTAACATTAGTTTTACTTATATAATCACTACTATAAGAATAGTATTGTTTTCTAAAACCTAATTTCCATCCCATATTTTTTTGGATTTCTCTTTGTGGGTTTAAATTCAATCTAAAATCCAAATTGAATGCATACTCCCAAGTAGCGTCATCTGGCTTTCCTCCTTTATCAGCATCGCGACTATCTTTTAAAAATGTGAATTTTTTAGTATTGTGATCATAAATACAACAAACTCTTGCTAATTCACCATTAGAAAATATAGATCTATTCAAATAATCCTGTAATTCATTTCCTGTATATGAACCATTCTTAATTCTTATTACCTCTATTTTTTTATTATGTATAGTATTGTCAGATTTTTTTATATCATATAATTCAACTGTAAATTCATTTGTTTTAGAAAAATCCGAGTAAGTGTAATTGGATTTCGGTATTTCAGCTGTTTCAAGTGATATTGAAGTAACATTATTTAATGTAGCAGCCAAATCAAATACGAAGTCTGTAGGTGTTGTATTATAATAATTTTGTCTAAAAACTGTATTTATATTTACTAACTTTCCTATTTTTTCAGTTTTATATGGATTCAATAGAGATGTAAGATTAGGCTTTGGATTAGGTTTTATTACAAAATGTTCATTGTTAAATGTTTGATTTCTCTCTAAAGAAGGAAAGAAATTACCCACGCTATCTTTTTGTTTTTGTTTATTACTTATATGTTCACATACTCTTTCGTGGCATTGTCTTAAAAAATGAGCCAAGTCTAATTTGAAAGAGTTATCATATTTAGATTCAGTTTGAATATTACTAACTAATGTATTGTATTTTCCTGTAACATAATCTCTCGTATAATTTTCTGTCGTACTCATGTCAAATACGTCATACAAATCTTTAATTGTATATTGTTCAATATTTAAAGTTGCTGAATTCATAATATATAGAATAAAGAGAATATTTTAATTAATTATATTTGTAATTAATATAAGTAATGCCAAAACTATTTACAGATTTAAGTACAAAGAAAATGTCCGCTAAAGATTATATAAACAAAAAAAGAAATTTAACATTATACAATGACTTTGGTAATAATGGGGTGTCAAGAAAAATAGCACACCAATACAATAACGGCAAATTAAAAAATGTCATCAATCATGAAAATTTATTAAATTTAACAAAAGGTTATTATGATCATTACCAAACACAAGATATAAGCAATGCTTTATTTCAAACCTATGATTCACAAGTATTTAGAAATGAATGCGAATATACAAAACAAAAAGGCGCTACCAATTATACTGGAAAATTGTTATTACATAATAATATTGATAATCAAGGTGCGCAATCATTATTACAAATGGATACTAAGTTCTCAGATGTAAATCATTATGGTGAAATTATTGAAACAACTAATGCCACCTTAACAGATAATAAAAAAACAGATAAAGTAAAGTGTTTTCAATATCCATTGTCAAAATTACATAAAAAAACATGTTAAATTACTACAGATAAAGCTGGATAATATGGAATGCTCTTTCTGCTTCTATCAATAATATTTACCTCAGCATCTACTAATTTATTATCTCTCCAACATTTCAATAATAATTGATTATCATTTTCTAAAAATTCAAAACAATTGGTTAATCTATTCTCATTTATAAAAGTATAAACTGAATCAGCAACTAAAAATTGAGGTATTCGTCTATATATTCTTGGTCTATTTGAAAAAGCACAAGTTATGCACATTACAAAATACAATATACGCAATATCATTTAATAATATTAATAATAAATCATTAAATCTTTTTTATTATTAATTAACCAAATATTTCATTTCGTTCCTGAACCGCTTTATCATACCATTGTTTCATTGTTAGTTGATCAGCTTCTTCACCATTATGATTTTTCTTATAAAGTTCTTTTATTTTATTGTTTCGTTCATCAACAGTGTCCCCTAAATATGTTTGTCCACTCATTTTAAGGCTTACGTTGAATAATCTATTTAATATTCTATCGTTTATTTCGGTTACTTTTTTACTATGAGTTTCATTTCTTCTTTCCTCAAATTCTTTTTGTCTTTTTAATTCTTCTATACGTTCAACAATTTTTCGCAGTTTTTTTTCTTTTTTTTCTTTTTCTATACGAGCTTCCTCTTCTAAACGTTGTCTTTCTAACTCAGCAAGACGTTCTTTTTCTAAACGTTGTCTTTCTAACTCAGCAAGACGTTCTTCTTCTGCTTTACGTTTTTCTTCTTCTTCTAAACGCACTCTTTCTTCTTCTGCTTTACGTTGTCTTTCTTCTTCTTCTTTACGTTTTTCTTCTGCTATGCGCTGTCTTTCTTCTTCTTCTTTTGCTTCTAACACAATAAGAGCTTTTTGAATACTTTCCGCCTTTGCTGCTTCTGCTGTTTCCTTATCTCCAATTTCCTTTAGTTTAGATTGATATTGTAGGTTTTTTAGTTTTAATTCCAGTATATCTTTTAAGTTACTGGAAATCAATCCTAAATTATTAATTTCTTTTATTTTACTTTCGTATCCATCCGGCGTTTCGTTGGCTTCAAAACTTTCTTGTTCACCACCGTAACCCATAATCTCTATAACCTTATTTAATTCTTCTTTGAAATCTTGTAATGGTTTTATAGCTTGTACTTGTTTTTTTGTATTCAATTCTTTATATTCATCATTAATAGCTAATTTGCCGATTTCTATTTCTAATTTTTCTATATCTTCTTTTTGTTTTTTCATATCACCGAATACATTTCTTTCTTCTTCACTTAATTCTATATTTAAATTTGTCTCAAGGGCATTTCTATCAAGTTTTATTTTCTCAATTTCTTCTTCTTTTTCTTTCTTTTTTTTCATGTTTGCTCTTAAATTTTCTTCATCACCGACATCTATTGCTTCAATTTCCCTTATTATTGTTTCTTCTTTTTCTAACAAATTAAAAATCTCTGTATATTTAACATTTAAAATATCTTTGTTAGTTACTTTTACAGCATCGTAAGAATTCATAATACCATCTTTTCTTTCGATAATATTATCTAATTCTTCTTTGATAATTTCTTTTTTTCGTTCTTTTTCCTTATTTATCTCTTCTTTCTTCTTCTCTATTTTATATTTTATACTACTCAATACAGCAATCATTGCTGCATTTATTTCTCCTCCTGTTGTTAAATTGTCGATTTCAATGATCTTATCATCCAAATCTTTTATTTCATTTAAAGAAGTTAAATCAAGTTTTAACATATTACTCTGTCCCTCTGGTATATTCGTCCATTGTTTTAACTTGCTTAACTTATCCTCTAAATCTTTCTTTTTTTCTTTTGAATAAGTTAATAAAGGTGTATTTAATTTTGAGTCTTCGTAATTCTTAATAAGCGCGTCGAATTCGCCAATAAGTCTTTCGATATCTTTTATTTCTTTACCTAATTCACCATTAAAATTAGCCCCTTTGAAAGTTTCCGATATTATATCTATATTTGTAGTTTGGTTTGCTATTTTATTAAATAATTTTAAATCTAAAGAATCATATTTAATTCGCAGTATTTTTTGTATGTCAGTTATTTCTTTTATTTTTTCTTCAAATTCATCTTTTATTTTCAAATTTTCATCTATTGCACCGTTATATAAATCTATTAGTTCCATTCTATAATCATTTTCAGCTTTTTCTCTTTGTTGTTGTTCATATACCTGTTTCCACCTTAATAGTGCTTTTTTTAAAGCCGAAGCAATTGCTTGTTCTTTCCTCTTTTTCTCTTCTTCTTCCAATCTTTTTCTTTCTGCTTCTTCTGCTTCTCTCTTCTTTTTCTCTATCTCTTCAGCGTGTGCGGTATTAAATTCACGAATGGATTTCTGAATTAGGTCATCTTTATTCTTAATATCTACCATAATGGCTTCTTCTATTTTAAATTGATTATCTTGAAACGCTTTTGTTATTTTATTAAATTTTAATTGCTCATCTTGAAATTCCTCTTGTATTTGCATAATTCCACTTAATTTTTCTTGAGCACTAGTCAAATTTAGAAATGCCAATTCATCAAGTCTATCTATTTTTACTGTTAACAGTTTGTGTAAATTTTTATTAATCATACCATTTAACATATCTTGTAATTCTTTTTGTGAAAGTATTTCTTTCCATTTTTTGTCATTAACAACAATAAATCTATCTATTTGTTTGATTTTTTCACTAATAACCTTCTTTGCGTGTTCATCTTCTAATTGATTATTTGAATTATTTAATTCATCTCTAATAAACTCCAATGTAGTTAAATTTTCTTTAAATTCTCTATCTTTATTAGATTTAAATTCTACAACTTTGTTAATATTACTTAAAATAATTCTATGGCAATCTTGTGTTTCATCACAATCTTTTATTAAATTATTTAATTCTCTGCCCACATCATTAATAAAATCCCTTAATGTAACCTGTGTATTTTTAATCGCGCTTTTTACCAATTCATATATTTTTTTTTTAGGAAATATAACAGCACTGCTATTTGTTTTTCCTTGTGGAAAATCATCTATACTTACTTCATTATTAATGAAATTCTTATATGTAAGATATACATTCATTCTCACTTCGTCTTCATTCGCTGTCTTCAAACGATCTGCTTTTAATATCGTATTCCCAAGACCACTAATATGGAATTTATTTATTTTCTTAGTTAAAGTTTCTCCTGGTATATCTTCGGTATATTTTATTAATATTTCTTTTAAGTCTCCAGACACTCTCTGTGAATTCCACAAAGATTCAGACTTTTCATATCCTTCCCACCAGTCATTCAAAGCCACCAATGTTTGTTTTTTCCATTTTTCCATTACCGGCACGGGGTCATACATACAAATTGCCGTATCATGTCTGTAACGCGCGTCTGGTGAATCACAATATAATTTTGTGGTATTATAATCAAGAAGAAGTGCGAGGTCTATAAGTGTTTGATTACTTTTCATTTTTTCAACATACTGTAATCTATATTCGTATTCACTAAGAATTTTTCTTTTTCCAGCCCAAACTGATTTATCCGCATCATCTGGAATATATAAATGGTCTTTATGTATAAAAAAGAATATTGGGGTTATTTTTTCTCTCTTTATAGGGTCTTTTTTGAATTTTAGTTCGTGATAATCTGTTATAAATTCTAACATAAAATAATCATTACCTATACTAATTGCTTTATTGGTGTCAAGAAAACCATACGTAAATGTGCGACCATCATTTTTTTTACCCTGATAAACAATATATCTTTTGTCTTCTTCCAATTTTTCTTTTATTTTTATCCATAGACTTTTATAATCACCTGCTTTTTCTTTTTTTATTACACCTTCTATACATTGATCTTTATTGCAAAAAAGTTCAATTTCACTATATGGGTCATATTTTCCTGTTTTGGCTAATTCTTGTACCCATATAGTGTTTTTGGCATTTGATTGCCACTTCTTTGTATTTTTTATTTTTTTTATATTCCCTGCTCGCTTAACAAGTGATTTGTCATTACCATCGGTTTCAAACCATTTCCGCATTGTTGGTAAAAGAAAATGTGATTTTAAATCTTCTTCTTGCGTAAAAAATTTACTATTTGTAGTTTCATCGGGTATATATGGAATATCTTCTTGTTTAGGATTTGGTGGAAGTACCTGCAATGGAAGATCTGTTTTACCGGTTATTGTTCCTTTTCCTGGAATATAATGAGAAGTGCCTTCTTGAGTTTTTACAACAGTGCCCCTGGATGATCTTGCTGCTTTTACTTCGTTACTTCTTGGGTTTTTAACAACAGTACCGAGATTTTTTTTTCTGATAAAGTCAGTGATATACTCATTTATTTCTCTCAAAACTGTAAAATGGTGAGGATTTTCTCTAAGTTTTTCTTGATCTAAGCTTTTCATAACATTACCAAGGGGATAAACTCCATGTTTTGTAAAGTTAGCTATAAAATGTCCGAATCTACTCTTTCCTTCATTATTTATTGTAAAATAATTTTTTATAGCACTAAGACGATTTGTTTTTTGATAACCATCATTTCCAAACTCGCTTAACAAATATGTGAGTAATTTCGAATTTATAGGATAGTGGTCGAGAACCAGTTTATTATACTGTTTCAGAAAATCTAATTGTGGCTTGTTTCTCTTTTTTCTTTCATTTGTTAAATTTATACTCCTTTTAACTTGGTTATAAAAATAATCTCCTGGTATTCTTCTCAAATCTTCATCGGTATAATCAAATCCATGGCTTATATTTAAATCTTTTCGTCTTTGAAATTCTTTATCTGTAATAGCAAATTGTTTTTTTAATATTTCTTTTTTTGTATTTCTGTTTAATGTTCTTCCCGGTGTATTTTGTTCCCAAGCAGTTCTTCGGTCGGGACGTTCAATCATTGGGGGAGATATATATCGTGCTCTTGCAAATGATGGATTTTTTTTCGTATTGCTCTGTTCACTGGTTGTTGCTGGAGCTTCCACACTTTTTTTCAGGGGTTTTGGTTTGTATGCTTCCTGTTCTTCTCTTCGATTTTTTGGAGTATCTCTTTTTACCTCTTGAGCAATTTTTTTTAATTCTTGTAATCTTTTACGAGAAAGACCACGCTGACGTGGTGTTTCTGACGTTGAAATACTTTCCTGACTACGACCTCTTGTGCCAGTAGAATCCGGTTGCAATTGAGGTTTATTTGGGCGTAGTGTTTTTTGTGTAGGTGGTATTATTTTTTTATTTTCTCTACTTTCAACCAAATTTGTTACTCCTGTTTCATTTGCCAATTTTTCAACTGCCTCAGGCTGATATTTTATTGATACTTGTTTTAAGGGTGGTTCCCACTGTGATTCGCGTCCTGGTTTAGTGTACCAATATTCCTTTTTACCATTATTCATTATTTCATTGATTTCCCAACCTGAACGTAAGTCGTTTTTATCATACCTTTTATTTCTATTACCATCCCATTTCAATGCGTCTTGTCGAAGTTGTTGTATATAAGCCTCGTCATAATCCGTTTTATAACCCGTTGTTGGTTTTTGTTTCCTCCAATCACTGTCTCCACGTATTTTCATACTACTACGTCTCGAAGTCTTTTGTGTATTTGATTTTTTATTAGAATCATCAAATTGAGACCTCCTCCTATGAAATTCTCTATTACCAATATTATCGCTCATTTTAATGTATATATAAATTAAATATTATATATAGATTATAATTCTTTAATATCATAAGTTTTGTTACCACCACGACTTTCTAAAAATTTCACTTGTTCTTCAGTTTCACAAGCGCAACCACCTGTTCCACTAACACTTGAATTTTTACAACATTCAGGTTTAAATTCATTATTAGCATAGTAAAATAATTGACCTTCAGGCAAAGGAACTTGAACTTTTTCATATGTGCTATTTGGATTATGAAGCACTTTACCTTCTAAACTTCCACTATTTATTTCGCTTAATTTAGTACCAAAACCTTCAGAAAATAGAGGAGACGCACAATCACAAAGCATGGTGTAACCGATAAAAACTCCTAATAAAATACATATAATACATAATTCAAGTCTCATGGAACCCATACCTTTGACATTAATAGTAGTGCCTTTTAAAGAAATCATTTATATAAATAATGAGTATAAAAAAAAATACTCCTAAATTAATCTTCCCAATCTTTAAAAGTGAATTCGCCAATGGGTATTTCGTGACTTTGAGTGATTAAACAATACATTTTTGGAGCCCAAAAGATAGTTTTATAAGAATCTACGAAATCTTTAACAAATATAAACTCACCAGTTTTTGGGTCTTTAATTTTATGTGAACCAGTTACGTTTATTTCGATATTATTTTTATTACTTTTAATAGCGTAGAAAGGATTTTCAGGGTCACCTTTTATTTGAATTACTGATATTACTACATTATTGTTTTCAAGAACATCACCAGTTTCAATATTGCTCATTTTTTTTACAGAACCATCATTCATATTGACATAAGTATCAGGTGCGAAACAAAAAGGCCATATAGCGGGGGGTGGAGGAAAAACGGGTTTAGCAGGCACAGAGGCTTTCGTTAATGATAATATATATGTTATATAACCAACAATAAGACCTAATGCGGTCGCCATTATAACCCAAGCTACTAATCCAACGGCAGCAATGGGCGGTCCAAATATAGGAATAATAAATATAACCATTAATATAGCTGCTACGACAACGAGGAGTATGATTGCCTGTGCTATAAGTGTTCCAATCCAAGCTTTTGCTCCTAAATAAAGACCAATTATCATCATTAAAGTAGAACCCATGATAGCGCCTAATTTTCCCATAGAATCTTTTAGCTTTATAATTATTTTTAAAAATGGCATTATTGCTGATAAAATGCGTTGTACCATAAGATTCATTATTTCATTCAATATATTTTTTAACCTATAAACACTTTTTTTAATAATAGCGACGGCTTTCATTAATGTTTTAAATATAGCTGTAAGCATATTAATAATAGTAGTAACAGGTTTGGTATAATTATGAACAATCATTTCAAGAACTTGATTAATACACATTGAAAAGTTGCTTGCTGTAAACTCCATAGCGGTTTGATCAGGTGGGGCTGCTATTATTCCAGCAAATGGGATATAAGCTGGATTGCATTTATTTTTGGGAAATTCTTTTTGGAGAGGTATAAGATTTATTTTAACTATTAAATAACCAATAAGAAAAAAGAAGACAATAAAAAGAAGAATTGTTCCATAGTAAGAACCTCCATATATATCTAAATATTTTGCTTCATCGTATAATTTATTTATTTTATTTTGAATATCAGGAACATTATCCATTTATATATTGAGTGGATAATATTCTATGCTTCCCAATCCCAAAAAACATATTCACCTATAGGAATTTTATGATTTTCCGTTATAAGACAATAAAGAGTTTTTGGTTTTATATCGGTTTTAGTAGCACGACTATATTGTTCAACGGGGATTACCCCTTTTTCAGGGTCAATGATTTTGTGCGTAGCTGTAACATAAATATATTTATTTAATTTGTCGCTCCATATTTTGTAATATGGATTATTTTCAGGATTTTGATTTTTAATTTTTAAAGTTGCGAGAACTTCAATATTATTTTCTAAAACATCACCAATTTCAATATCCATTATTTTTTTTATACTACCATCGTTGATAACTAATTCTGTATCAGGAGCGAAACAAAAATCGCGTGTGAATTGTCCGATTGGACCGGCCCACATACTTTTTCCAGCCAAAGACAAACCTTTCATAGTATAAACAAGTGTTATCATTGTTCCAGCTAATTTTTTAAATATATCCTTTAATTTAATTATTATTTTTTGAAATTTTACAATAATATTAACAAACATTCCCGTTATATCCTTAAATTGTGAGTTCATAACACCTTTCAAATTAAAAAGAGTTCCTTGTATAGCCGCGATACTACCCATTATATTTCCAGCAATTTGTGTCATGAATTTTGTCATAGTAAAAAGTGGAGCTAAAAATCTTGTCATTAAACCTGCTTGAATGTTACTTATACAATCAACAAAATTACCCATTGTATCATATCCTAAATATCCAGCGAAAGGCATGGCAGCAGGATTACATTTATATTTTGGCCAATTTTCTTTGAATTTTTTAATACCAACCGATAAGATGCTTGCAAAAAACATAAGTAAAAAAACAAAAATAATAAATAAACTTCTTTTAATATCTGAACCTCTCATAATAAATTATAATGTTATTTTATTTATTATGAATGAACAATAATTAGCGTTTTTTACAAGAGCGACGGCTACATCCTTTTTGGTGATATTTTCTGGCGAACTTGTATTTTTTTTTGGTTCTTTTTCTTTTTCTTCGTCTTTTTTTCTTTGTACTTTTTTTATTAGATTTCTTTTTACCTTTACGTGTTTTTCTTTTGCGACGTCTTCCACCAGTTTTTACAGTATCATTCGCCGATGCTTGATTAACAGGAGCATTTTGTCTGGATTGCATAAGCATACCAGCGGATTGTGCCATTGCTTCATTACCATCTTTTGAAGCGGCGTTGGATTGAGGTACAGCTACTTCTTCAGAACCGGTATCTTTATTACCACCAGTTTGATTCAAGGCCATCTGCATTTCAGCATCTTGTTGTGCACCTGCTTGTTGTTGTGTAACAGCTTCTCTATTACTTGGACCTTCAACGTGGTCAAAATGAGTGCTAACTTGTTTATTACCTCCTTGTTTGGCTGCGAATTCGGGTTGATCGCCACCTCCTCTCAATAATTTTCTTCTCCTTCTTCTAATACGTGCCATCATATATATTAATTTGAGATATTTATATTTAAAAATAATAATAGTGATTTTATAAATGGATTCTCAAGATCGCTTAAATTTAAAGAAGTTGATATCAGAATATAAACCAGAAGAGACGACATCAAAGATTAGAATGCTAAAACACAGTTCTAAAATAAAGGAGGATGTAGAAAACTATTTAAGATTGAAGAGTAAATATGCGAGATTACCAAGACAAACGCAAGAACAGATGTATCGAAATCAATGTAATTTTTTGTATACTAATTATACGAATATATTTAATAAATTGATAAAAGACCAGCTGGATTTAAGTATTCTATATAGGTTATTAATAGTTTTGAAAGGGATAGAGGACGGCAAGTATGACCAACATGAAGGTAGTGTGAAAGTGGGAGAAATATTGAAACAATTATATATTGATTCAGCATTAAAAGGGGGAAATCAAAATGAAAAGAAGGCGAAGAAGGAAAGGAAGAGAAAGGGAAAAAATATTAGTTGGGAAGAATACAAAAGAACAGAAATGAGTTAATGTCTTTTGCGTCGTCTCTTTTTCTTTGTACGTTTTTTCTTTGTACGTTTTTTCTTTGTACGTTTTTTCTTAGATTTTTTTTTTCTACGTTTTGATTTCTTACCACCTTTTTTCTTTGGGTTACACTTTAATTTTTTATATTTTGTTTGATCAATTAAAGCAAATCCTGGAGTTCCAGTATTATATTTTGCGGGTATAGGATTGTAATAAACAGCCAATAATTTATGATTTCTTGGAACAGAATTTTTATAAATAGGTGAGCATTTTGGTGTTTTACTTGGTTTAAAATTATTATTATACATAATATTTTTTGCGTCTAATAAATATTTTTCATATTTATCGTCGTTATCTATAGTAAAAGGAATAAGACCAATATATTTTTCGAGGTCTCTTGCAATTTCTTTGCCAGCATATTGTGAAGGAGTGCCCAATGGTTTATATTTTTTAAGAGCTTCTTTAATAAAATTTTCTCTATCTATAAGCGCTTTCTCAATATCTTTTAATAAATCATCTTTACCTTTTTTAAATCTACCATAAGTATCCATATTATATTAAACTAAGAAATAATTTATAAAATTGATTTAAATGATAAAATATTATTTAAATTAATATGACTAAACTTGTAATAGTAGAATCAAACGCAAAATGTAAAAAAATAGAGAAATTTTTAGGAAATGGATATAAATGTGTGGCATCATATGGTCATTTAACTAACTTACCGGATGGATTAAAATCAATAGATCAAAAAAATGACTATTTGCCAAAATACAAAATAATACAATCAAAATCAAAATATATAAAAAATTTGAAAGATAATATTAAAAAATCGAGCGAAGTGATATTGGCTACAGACGATGATAGAGAAGGTGAGGCTATAGCGTGGCATATTTGTAAATTATTTAATTTACCAGAAACTACAACAAAACGGATAAAATTCAATGAAATAACAAAAAAAGCTGTATTAGAAGCGGTTGAGAATCATACAATAATTAATATGAATAAAGTTAGGTCACAACAAGCAAGACAAATATTGGATTTATTAGTAGGTTATACTTTATCGCCAATTTTGTGGAAACATATAACCAGAAATAGTGATACAGGATTAAGTGCGGGAAGATGTCAAACACCAGCGATAAGATTACTTTATGATAGAGAGAAAGAGATAAAAGAAAATAAAGGGAAAAAAGTGTATGATACAACAGCGATATTCAAAATTAGTAGTGATGTTGAATTAGAATATGATTTAAATTATAATCATAAAAATGAAAATGAAATGGAAGAATTTTTAGTAGATAGTGTTAACCATGAACATAAAGTATGTAAGCAACCAACAGAGAAGGGTATTATAAAAAATCCACCAAGACCATTTACAACAAGTATATTACAACAGAAATCATCAACTGAATTAAATTATTCACCAAAACAAACAATGAGATTGGCACAAACATTGTATGAAAATGGTTGGATTACATATATGAGAACAGATTGTGGGAAATATAGTAAAGAATTTATTGCGTCGGGAATGAAATATATAACAGATAAGTTTGGAAAAAAATATATAAATAAAAAAATAAACGGTTTAATGATAACAAAAACAAAGACAAAGAAAAATAACGCACAAGAGGCACACGAAGCAATACGTCCAACAGATGTGAATAGATGTCCTCATAACTGTAAAGAAACAGGAAAAATTACAGGGAAAGAGATAAGATTATATAAAATGATATGGAATAATACAATGGAATCTATAATGAGTGAAGCGAAATATAATAAAATAACGAGTGAAATATTAGCACCTAATTCTAAAAAATATAAAAGAAGTGAAGAAAATGTAGTATTTCCAGGATGGAAAGTTATAAGAGGATATGACAAAGAAAATGTAAATTATAAATTACTAAAAGATCAGAATGATTTGAGCAGGATATATGATTACAAAGAAATAAATAGTAAAGTTAAATTGAAGGACTTGAAGGGGCATTATACTGAAGCAAAATTGGTTCAAATATTAGAAGAGAGAGGGATAGGAAGACCATCTACATTTTCATCATTAATAGATAAGATACAGACAAGAAAGTATGTATTAAAACAAAATGTAAAAGGAAAAATGATAAAATGTAAAAATTTTCGTTTAAAAGGTGATGAATTAGAAGAGGAAGAAAAAGAAGAAGAGTTTGGTTCTGAAAAAAACAAATTAGTATTGCAACCCTTAGGGACCATAGTAGTGGAGTTTTTGATAAATAATTTTAACGATTTATTTGAATATGATTATACAAAGAAAATGGAAGACGAATTGGATATAATAGAAAAGGGTGAAAAAATTTGGCATAGTTTATGTAGAGAATGTGATATTAAAATAAATGAACTTTCAAAGAAAATAAAAAATAATAAAAAGAAAACATTTAGAATAGATGATAACCATGTTTATATGATTGGAAAATATGGACCAGTAGTAAAGTATGAATTAGATGGAGTAACAAAATTTAAAAATGTTAAAAAAAATTTAGATATTAAAAAATTGGAGAAAGGAGAATATAAATTAGAGGAAATATTAGAAGAAAAGAAAAATGGATATGGTAAAACTTTAGGTTTGTACAAAGAAAAAGAGGTTGTTTTAAAAGAGGGTAAATTTGGCTTATATATATGTTATAATGGAACAAACAAATCAGTAAAATTTTTAAATAAAAATTACGATGATGTTGTTTTAGAAGATGTTGTAAATGTTATAAATAATAATAAGACGTCAAATCCAAATGTATTAAAACAATTAAATGATAATATAAGCATTAGAAAAGGAAAATATGGACCATATATTATGCATAAGACGAAAGAAATGAAGAAACCAAAATTCTATCCATTAAAAGGGATAACTGTAGATAAAGTAAATTTAGAATGGGTTTTGGAAAATATATTATAAATATATATATGCCAAAACAAAAAATGAAAACCAAATTAAAACAAAAAGGAGGAAATATGAATAATTATAATATGATGCCACAACAACCACCAAGTCCTGAAAGACAAGGACAATGGATATGGCAAGATTATAATCCAATCGGGTTCGGTGATGTAAAACACCGTGTTAAACAACAAATAGGTGAGACGGGTAAAGCACTAAAAAAACTGAGTAAAATGAAAAAAATGGCTTATTATGGTGCTGCTTTTTTATTTATAATTAGTTATTTGGGAGTAACCGAAACGACGGTCTTTAATCAATCAAATTTGATAGATCCTAAAGCCGCTATTTGGTCACCAGTATTCATAATAGGATTTGCTTTAACTTTACTTGTGGCGATGATACCTACTATTGATAGTGCGTATGATGATATGGTTAAAGAAGAACTTAAGTTCAATGGTAAAGGCCCATATAACGGTATATTAGGTAGACTGAAATGGTTTTTTACTTCACCTTTTATATTTGTAATTTTATTAATAGGTTGTATAGTAATAATTGGCGGACAATTAATAGGGTTTATAACTGCCACGGATATAGATAGAGTGAGAGATACACTGCATAATAAAATGTCAGGAACATGGAGAGGAATATGGTCTGTTAATGCTTTTTCTACATTATTATTTATATTTTTTATGTTTAGATATCCTTTTCCAAATTATGTAGAGAGTATAGCAACAGGTAAAAATGTAAGACTATATGATAATATACACGCGAAAGGCATTATGTTAAATTTATTAATTATATCTCTATTTTTTACAATATATTTTACAGTAGAATTTAATACAAAATTTAACGTAATTTAATTATTAACAAAAAAACGAAAGGTTAGTCCATATTCTTTTTGTTGATTGCTACTCCATATTCCGGATATTTTTAGTAATATAGATAATTTATTATAATTTCCTAATTTTAATTTTTTTTGATCAAATATCTTAATATATTTATTAGACATTTGTTCTTCAATACGATAAGAAGGTTTAATGTTAATATCATCGCATATATCAAGTATATTTTTTTCAATACCAATAATAGTTTTAATAGTATTCAAATTGTTATTAGTTTCGCCGAAACAACATTTTATTTTATTGAAATACTGTTCTATTTTAATGTTTTCAAGATCAAATTGTAAAAATATACCGTTAATGCTAATATTCTCATTCGAAAAATACAATCTGTAAAAGTCACTGTTATTCATTATATTATTTTTAGTTTTTTCGCTTGTGAAAACATTATTTATATCAAATTGGTCTAACTCTAAAGCAAAGAACATTTATAATAATAACATAATGTTTTTTTAAATCATTATGATTTACGTTTAATTATATAAATTTTTAAATATAATTTATGTAAAATGCAAAATCAAAAAGTTGAAATCCATAAACCGAATATAATTAGTCAATTGTTACATCCACAGGATTATTTAATGGGTTTAAAAATGAAAGATGATAGAACAGGATTATTAAATATAAGTGCACCAATGGGCGCCAACTACGAAGATATTCTATTATGTGAAAGATTATTAAATGAAATTAGTAAAAATATTTCTTTAGTAATAAAAGAATTACCAGATTGTTTGAGATTACCTGTAGCCTTATTTTATTTATATTACAAAACACTACAAATAATATATAATATACCATCAAAACATTTAGAAAGTTTTAATAATTTTATAACAACCGATATATCAAATAATATTATTCCATCATGTGATGAAATAAAGTATAAGTTATTGAGCGAATTTTATCTAATAATAAGTGAAAATAACGCACCAAATTTTAATAGAATTGATACAGGTAAAGAAAATACAAATGAATTATTATTAAATGTAAAAATAATAAATAACATATTTAAAACACTTCCAGAGTATCACCAAGAAATTATAATTGATACTATTAAAACAATAGGAGAAGGAATGGGTGAATTTTCTATGACAGATTTATCTTGTGGAACAAAAGATAGAATGGAATTTGAAAAATATAATAATTGGATTTCTGGAGAATTTGGTGTTGGCTTAACAAAACAATTTATTGGCACCAATTTAGAAGCCACAACAATGAATGAATCCTGTTATTCCCTTGCCACTAAATTAGGCGGTTTCATAAGTAAAACAAATATTATAAGAGATTACTATAAAGATTTATTGAAATCAAAGTCGTTTTGGCCAAAAAATGTATGGTCTTTGTATAGAAAAACACTTCCTGAATTAAGATTTGGAGAATCTTCTGACGTGGCGTGTTTAAATCATATGATTACAGATGCTTTAGAAGATATTCCTTATTGCTTGGAGTATTTATCAAAAATAGAAAACCCAAAAGTTTTTAGATTTTGTGCCATACCACAAATACGTTCAATGGCATTACTTGCTGAGGCATACGGTAATAGAAATGTATTTACTGGAATTATTGATATACGTAAAGGATTATATGCCAATATTTTGAATAATACAAACAATATGAAACAAGTAAACGCTTGGTATAAAAAATTCGCTTCTCAAATATTAGATAAGGTTCAATCAAATGACCCTAATGTAACACGTATTACTGAAATACTTAACAATCTTAAAGCTGAAAAGAATTTCATTCCATATCAATTTCAAGAATTAATTTATACTATTCTTATTATATCGGTTGGTGTAGTAATAGCAATGTGTTTATTTTATGTTAGACCGAACTTTAATTATGAGAACGGTGGATTTACATTTCGTTTAATGAACCCACCTGGTTAATGATAATCATTGTTTTATAAAATGTTACTAATTCTTTTTTTGTATAATCATTTTTAATTTCCTTTATATTTTCAATAGATTTATTACATTGTTTTATTGATTCTTTTAGCTTTTTTACATGAAATTCTAATATTTTTCTGTTAACTTTAACTATATTTGGAAATTTACTTTCATATTCATCTAATATTGTAAATAATTCTGTTATTTCTCTTTCCATTATATTATTCTTTAAATTTAATATTAAATATTAATTTTTATTAATATTTAATGAAATATTTGTCATCGCGATTTGAGGAATATATAACTGATTGTAGTTCCAACAATTTACACGAAGAACTATCTCCAATAAATGACCTTTTAAAAGAAAAAAAAAACAAAGAAAATAATATTATTTTTTATGGTCCTTCTGGTGTAGGTAAATATACTCAAGCTCTTAATTATATTAAAAATTTTAGCCCAACAAACTTAAAATACGAAAGAAAAATTATAATATCAACAAGCTCTAAGAAATCATATCAATTTAAAGTAAGTGATATACATTTTGAAGTCGATATAGAATTATTAGGATGTAACGCAAAAGTATTATTTAATGAAATATATAATAATATAATTGACATAGTTTGCACCAAACAAAATAAAACTTTTTTTATTTTATGTAAAAATTATCATACAATACATAGTGAATTATTAGATATATTCAATACTTACATGCAATCATTGAATCATATAAATGTGAAATTGGTATATATCATATTAACAGAAAATATTAGTTTTATTAACGATAATATTTTAAAAAGGTGTTTGATTATTCCCGTAAAACGCCCAAGTAAAAAAACATATCAAGACACATTGGGTATTAAAAATATTAAAAAGGAATTATATAAAATTAATAATATAAAAAATATTATTTCAAATATAAATGACTTGGACAATATCAATGAAAAAATTGTTTATCAAATAATTAATAATATCGAAAATTATAAAAATATAAATTATCTTAGTTTCCGTGATGATATTTATAACATATTTATATATAATCTCAATTTAAATGAATCTTTGAATGACATCATTTCATATTTTATTAAAAATAAAAAGTTGAACAACGATAATATTACTTTAGTTATACATAAATTAGTTAGTTTTTTTCGTTTATATAATAATAATTATAGACCAATCTATCACTTAGAAAGTTTTCTTTATTATTTATGTAAAGTAGTAAATGAATTATGATAAAGCGTGTGAAATATTAGGAATATGTAGAAAAAATACTCAGGATATGATACTAAATGAAGGTAAAAAAGCTTACTATAAAATGGCATTAAAACATCATCCCGATAAGGGTGGTGACCCTGAAAAATTTAAAGAAATAAATGACGCATGGAATTTTTTACAAAAACATCATTTGTTAAGGAAAAGTGATGAAAAATTAGATGTAACTTATTCCGATTTAATAAAAAAAATGGTTAATTGGATGTCTCCTGGGACATTCGACAATTTATTTATAGATACTTCACTAATATCTATTCTTAAAAATTGTCAGGATATGTCTTTTATTATGTTAGAACAAATGAATTTGAACAAAGCATTAAAAGCATACGAATTATTAAAAAAATATCAAAATGTTTTTATGATTGAAACAAGTGTATTGGAAAAAATGGAAAAAATTATACAAAACAAAATGTCAAATGATAATATTTATATTTTAAATCCTTCTCTGAAAGATATATTAAATGATAGAATTTATAAGTTAGAACTTGAAAACATCGATAATGATATTTATTTTCCCTTGTGGCATAGGAAAAAAATGATGGAACATCCGGAACAATCAAATAATATATTAATTGTAAGTGAACCTGATTTATCAGATAATTGTTTCATATCAAAGAATAATGATTTATTCTTTAAAATAGATATTGATATAAACGCTATTTTTAGTAGTAAATCCATAAATATTAATATTGGTGACAAAGAATTTCAAATTTATAGTAAAGAATTATATTTAACCAATGAAACACAAATTAAAAAATATAAAAATCAAGGGATATTAAAAATAAATAAAGATAATATTTTCGACCAAAGTAAGAGAGGTGATATATATATTGAAATAAATTTAGTTGAAAATAAAAACCGGTAATAATACTATAATTATTATATTATTATTTTATATATGGATGATACTGGACAACAAAAACAAACGAATGATGAAATAGATAGTTTATTATTTAGAACAGGAATGTATATCGATGAATTAAAAATTTTATCAAACGTAGAAGGATTTAAACCAGAGGATAATATATTTGACCAAGACGGGAATATTAATAATGAAGGAAAACAGATTATAATGAGTGTGAAAAATGATGATCTGGACACTTCATATAAACGGTTTTTGTTAAAATTAAAAGTATGTTTAATTGAACTTGGTAAATTCAATAATTTAAAAAATAATATAGAATCGAATAATTTATCGGTATATTTACAAACATTAAACAATGTATTAAGAGATGTTAATTCTGAAGAAGAACAACAAAAAACAGAAGAAATAATAAAAATGTGTACCAAAGAAAAATCATTACAACAGTGTCAGGAGGATTTGGTGGAAAGTAGAAATAAATTAGATAAATTTAGAAAAAAAGTAGAAGAGGCGTTAAAGACATCAAAAGATGAAATTATAGGATTTACAAATGCGGCAGATGTATTGAATAAATTAAAGGAAGAAATTAATGAACAAATAAATGAAATTAATAACAAAGGTGATAAAATTACGGATGATGAAATAAATGAATTTGTAAATAAAATTAAAGAATTTGATGGACAAGAAGGTGATATTCAAGAATTAATTGCTGAAGATATTCAAACTGTAACTGATAAATTACAGGATTTAAAAGACAAACTGAATGACAATAGGGAAAAAAAAGAAAATAAAGAAAAATTAGAAAAAGAAGGAAAAGAATTAGAGGGAAAAGCCGCCGCGTTATCGGCAGAGATACTTAAAGCGAATACAGAACCCGTTAATGTTGGAGCAGAGGAATCTGAAACGGATCAAGGAGATGCTAAAATAGAAGATTCTGTTATAGAACCAACTGTAAATGATAAAGAAGGCGCTGATGTAGTTTCAGTAAATACTGAAGAAGGCGCTGATGTAGTTTCAGTAAATACTAAAGAAGGCGCTGATGCAGTTTCAGTAAATACTGAAGAAGGCGCTGATGTAGTTTCAGTAAATACTGATGGTGGAAATACTGGAGAAGTAGATATGCAAACGTTAGCGAAAAGTATTACAGTAACTCCTGGAACTGATAACAAAAATAAAATTCCAGCAGGACCATCGAATAATTCATCACCACCAGAATTACCAGAACCACTAAGTGATGAACAAGTAAATGAATTTTCGGGAGCTGAAAAAAACGATAGCGCTGGTGAAAATTATGGAGATAGGCGCCTTTCAATAGAAGCTGACGATGCTGAGATAGGAGATGCTCTTGAAAAACTCGATACAAATACAAAAGTTTCTACATCTGAACCCGATAGGTTGACAGATGATGCTGATAAAACCGCGGATCAATTTATTAAAAATGTAGAGAGTGGGGCGTACATGAAAGAAGGAGAAGATTATTCGAAAGCGCCACCAATACCGACTTCAGGAAAAGTGAATCTTACATCAGACGAAATTAAAGCAAAGGCGGAAGAAGGAGAAAAAACTATAGATACTATTGGACTTTCTACAGGAAGTAAAACAGAAGGGAAAAGAAGAATAAAACAAACGCTGTTACCAGCCGATAATAAAAAAAATGAAACAAGAGACCCAAATAGAGACCCAAATGCTGGTACATATGAGATTGTTGGTGGTAGAAAAAGAAAACAATCAAAGAAAAAGAAGAAAAGTAGAAGAAAAAGTAATAAGAAAAATAATAAGAAAAGTAGAAGAAAAAGTAAGAAAAAGAGAAATTAGAAATATAATTTAAACAATTGTTATCATTTAAATTATATGGATCAATTACGTTTTAGACAAAAAGGTAAAGTAAGAGATATTTACGAACTTGGAGAAAGACATTTATTAATGAAAGTTAGCGATCGTGTTAGTAGTTTTGATAAACATATTGGTATTATTCCTGGGAAAGGAGAATTGCTTAATAAAATGAGCGAATTCTGGTTTAACAATACAAAACATATTATAGATAATCATGTGGTTAATAGTGATAAAAATTCATTATTAGTTAAAAAATGTGAACCAATTATGTTAGAAATAGTAGTAAGAGGTTATATTACAGGATGTACAAATACAAGTTTATGGACACATTATAAAAAAGGTGTAAGAACATATTGTGGAATTACCTTTCCAGATGATTTGAGAAAAAATCAAAAATTAGAAAGTCCAGTTATAACACCAACAACAAAAGATAAAGAAGATAAACCAATATCAAAAAAAGAAATAATTGAAAAAGGTATATTAACGAGAAGAGAATGTGATTTTATTTATACAAAGGCTATGGAATTATTTAGATTTGGTCAAAAAGTAGCTGAGAAAGCAGGATATATTTTGGTAGATACAAAATATGAATTTGGAAGAGATGAGAATGATAATATTATTTTGATTGATGAAATACATACAACGGATAGTAGTAGATATTGGATAAAAGAAACATATGAAACGAGATTTAATAATAATGAAGAGCCTGATAAATTTGATAAGGATTGTGTTAGGGATTGGCTTAGAAGTGTATGTGATCCATATAATGATTCTATACCAGCTTTACCAGATGACATAATAAATAAAACTTACAATAACATATCACGATTTTATAATAATCTTAATAGTATTGTTTTACCAAGAGTGGCGATAATTATGGGTTCAGATTCTGATTTACTATCTATGAAAGATGCGGGGAATATTTTGGGTATGTTATCTATTCCTTATGAAATGACAATTGTTAGTGCGCATAGAACTCCCAAGAGAATGTACAATTATGCTACAGAAGCCTATAATAGAGGAATTAAAGTAATTATAGCAGGAGCCGGTGGTGCTGCCCATTTACCCGGGATGGTTGCGTCATTAACTACTTTACCAGTGATAGGTGTTCCAGTAAAATCTAAAACATTATCTGGTGTAGATAGTTTATTGAGCATTGTTCAAATGCCACGTGGTGTTCCTGTAGCAACGGTTTCGATAGGAAACTCAAAAAATGCGGGATTATTGGCAGCAAGAATGTTAGCAGTTGACGATGTAGTAATAAAAAATAAATTGGTAAATTATCATAATAATATTGAAAAAGCTGTTGAGAAAAAAGCCATTGAAATAGAAAGAGAACTATCTCTATGTGTGTAAAAATATTAAAAAAGGTATTTAATATTTTTATAAATAGCGGCTGTAGGTTTCGATCCTACGACCTTCTGGTTATGAGCCAGACACGCTTCCCCTGCGCCAAGCCGCTTTATGCCCACCCAGGGGCTCGAACCCTGGACCACAAGCTTAAAAGGCTTGCGCTCTACCAACTGAGCTAGACGGGCAAATGTTACAGACTGGTGTTTTATATGTTTGTTCAGGGACAAATAATATGATAAAACCCTTACCTCCATCTGCATTTCTCAACCCCTTTCCAACAGTCTAATAAATCGACGATTAATTAGAGAGAAATGACTTTTTTAGCTATGATGATCTTTTGCTGTTTCCAATCTTAGTTTTGACTTATCAACGGGATTTTTTCAAATCCAAGTCAGATCCGGACAGTGTGAATTGAACACACGACCAATTGATCTACAGTCAATCGCTCTACCAACTGAGCTATATCCGGGTGGATGTTTACAGATTACATTTATCTACGGTGCTCTTCCCCTGAGCTATGGTCCCCTAATAATAGGATAGGACCAGATGGTTTCGATCCATCGACCCCCGGCTTATGATGCATGATAATGAGTTGCTGTTAGTAATCTTAATATGTTTTTATAAGTCCATCTCTTCTTTTCGCCTCCGCTCAAAACAGGGATCGAACCTGTGACCTCACGATTAACAGTCGTGCGCTCTAACCAGCTGAGCTATTCGAGCTTATACATTAAAAAAGTTATTTATTTAAATTGTTTTTATTAATTATTATTTAATCACCGGCATTTTTCTTTTTCTTAACCACACGCTTCTTCTTAACTACCTTTTTCTTAACTGGTGCTGGTTCTTCTTCTTGTTCTTCTTCCTCTTCCTCATCTTCGCTTTCTCCGCCAAATGTAGGACCATCTTCTGTATATTCATCATCTTCTTGAACAAATGCTTCTTTCTCTTCTTGTTTGGCTTTGATTTCAGCAAGGGCATCTTCATCATCACTATCATCAACGATATGACAAACACCAGATCCAACCAAACGAACTGGTTGTTGTAGTTTAGCTTGTAGCAATTTCCAAGTGCATCCAAACTTACCACCAGCAAACCATAGACCAGTGCATTGGATTAGACCAGTAAGATGAGTTCCTTTAGGCATTAGAGCCAGTGGAGAACCCTTATTTTGATCTGCTTCCCATTGACCTTCTTTAGGTTGTCTGTATTGTGGAACGCCGTCCATATCATACAATTCTACATTGAATACTTCGTTCCAATAAGGAACCTTCAGTTTCATCGTAGGATTTCTACTGTAGTCTGGTTCGCCACTACCATCCTTCATCTTAGGATATTTAAGAATTGGCCACATCATTGCTTCAACAACTTCTTTTGTCATTTTGGTTTTACCAAACCACGCCTTGCTATTTACAACGCCATCGGTCAATAGCTTGTTTTCAAAACTTTTCATATTATCCAATGCTTTTTGTTGAGCGGGATATTTATGAGGTTCAAATTGTAGTGAAACATCATAAGACATTCTACCATCGTTATCTCGTTCATTAAGACCCCACGTTAGCATCAGTGGGACTTGTAATACAAGATTAGAACCGTTTAATTGAACTTTAACATCTTTACCACCACGTGTATTGGTAGTAGGAGGTTTGTATTTAACTTGTTCACAATCGAACTTCTTTGCGGAGGTGATCTGCATACTGGAGGACATACTATATTAATCTAATATACATGATTCTCTTTAAATCAATTTTATAATATATTTATTTTTTCCCTTGAGATTATTTTTATCTCGCCCATGAATTTAAGCGTACATTTCTAAAATCAGGATTCTTCGTCCTTTTTTCAATACTATTAATGCGTTGTTTAACATGTCCCATTTCTCTTATCCTTAAATTGTTATTTTTACCTCTATTCTCAAGGGAAATTTCTTTTTTCATACTTTCAACATCTTTTATCATATGATCCATTCTATTATTTATTTTATTATTAATTTTGCGAGAAGTATTAACATGACTTTCAAATTCATTTAAATTAGCCTGTAATGTTGGTATGGGCATTTTAGGTGTAGGCAACCTTGGTGCTGATGGAGGTTCTAAATCCTTGAAAACAGATAACTCATCTTTAAATGTGTTTTTATACCAGTCTTCTTGATTGCCCATAGTATTAAAACCAAGACTAACTTTTCTTTTAGGAGTTATAACCTGAGGTGGATAATTTACTTTATCTCTTTGATTTGATATTGGTGTGACTTTCTTTTCTTTTATATCTAATTTCACAGAAGGTTTTGATTTATTTTTTAGTTCTTTTTTTTCAGTTAATCTTCTACATTTACGTTTTAAACATTCATAAATAAGAGGATTGCATCTTATACAACATACACAAACCATAATTAAAGTGACAGTTAATCCTATTATCAATGGTATATCTGGTTCATTATTATTAGACGAAATATTATTTAGATTCTTATTTTCAAATAAAGATGCTGTTTTATTTTCCGTATTTCTTAAATATTTTTTTGTTGTAATCACTGGTGATACGGTTGTAGTTGTTGGTGGGTTTGTTGTAGTTGTTGGTGCGATTGTTGTAGTTGTAGTTAATGATTCGGTTGTAGTAGGTAATAAAGTAGTAGTTGACGATTCAGTAGTTGTAGTAGGTGATATAGTTGTAGTAGTAGGTGATTCAGTAGTTGTAGTAGGTGATATAGTTGTAGTTGTTAAAATAGTGTCATTGATAGTGTTGTTTAATTTTCTTTGTACTGTTTCATTAAAATTTTGAATATCAAATTGTTGATTTGATAAAACAATGTCTTTTGTCTTGGATATAGATGAATATATATTTAATGGGTCATCTACACACATATATATCCCTATATTAGAAACTGTTACTCCATTAATTTCATTATTCATTCCCCATAATTTATTACATTCGTTTATATTTTTAGATGTACAAAGAAAAATATGATAAAATAAAATTATATATCTTATTAATCTCATCCTATTTAATTACTATACCTGGTTTATCTTAAAGTAAATAATTTTTTTATTATTTAACTTGAAGGTCTTAATTTATTAAAATGGTTTAAAAAAATATTAATAAAATATAAATATGAACGTTGTGATAAAATGGAAAGACCACTCTCCAAGAAGTTTCATAAATAAAGTTATTTATGAACCTGTTCCAAAAAATAAAAAGAAAGGTAAAAAAATAAAACAAGAAGATTTTGTAGTACCAAATATGAAAGATTATAATACATTATTAATAAATAATTACAATGTAAAACAATTAAAAGCCATATGTAAACATTATAAATTGAAAGTATCGGGTAATAAGGATGAAAAAATACATAGAATCTATAATTATTTGAAATTTTCTTTGTACAGTAGTAAAATACAAAAAATATGGAGAGGATATATTATAAGAAAATTATTTAGATTAAAAGGTATAGGATTAAAAAGTGTAAATGATACGGATTTTTTAACATTTGAAGAAGTAAATAAAATACCATTTTACCAAAGATTTTCTTTTAAAGATGACGATGGATTTATTTATTCATTTGATATATATTCATTATTTAATTTGATAATGAAATCAAATGGTGAATCCGGAATAGCAAAAAATCCTTACACAAGAAAGGAATTAAATAATAATGTTTTATGGAAATTAAATAAAGTAATATGGCTTACAAAAAAGGTTTTGAATAAAAAAATTAAATATAAATTTGATAATGATATAAATGTTTTGTCAAGTGAAAAAAAATTGGAATTGAAAGCAATTGAAGTTTTTCAAAAAATAGATCAGCTTGGTTATATAACAGATACAAAATGGTTATTAAATTTATCTCAAATAAGATTAGTTAGATATTTAAGAGAATTAGACGATGTTTGGAGATATAGAGCACAATTATCAAACGAAGCGCAAAGAAATATATGTCCACCAAACGGTAATCCATTTTTAAATATACCATTAGGTACGCTTATGCATAAATCATCATTAACATTGAAAACATATGCTTTAGATGTAATGGGTGAATTATTAAAATCGGAAGACAAAGATAATCGCACGTTAGGCGCTAATTATATTTTAGGAGTTTTAACAATTGTTAGTCATCCAGCTGCCAATGCTTTGCCCTGGTTATATGGTTCTTTTTTACCTAATCAGAATATGTAAATATTAATATTTGTTGGTTTATAAATATTAATTAAATGCGTTATGGTTTGAATTTTAGAAACAAATAAGAAATAAATATATTTTATAAGAAATCTATTTAAAAAGAATTCGATATATGATTTCATAAGATGCCAAAATCGAAGTCATCAAAGAAGTCCGCCAAAAAGGCAGCCCCACCAGCACCAGTGGCTAAGGTAGAAGCAGTAGCTGCTCCAGTAGAAACCGTAACCGAAGAGAGTGTTCCTAATCTACAGGAACAATTCCAACAGGTTCTATCTCAATGCACTGCTCTACGCAGTCAATTGACTACACTAACCACTCAAGTAAGAGTTCTTTCCAAAAGAACTGATCGTGAATTGAAAGCAGCACGTAAAGTAGGAAGGAAGAAGAAGCGCACGGGTAACCGTCAGCCAAGTGGTTTTGTGAAACCAACTAAAATCAGTAATGAGTTGGCTCTATTTTTGGGAAAACCAAAGGATAGTGAAATGGCTCGCACTGATGTAACTCGTGAGATTAACAAATACATTCGTGCTCACAACCTACAAGATCCTAACAACGGTCGTCACATCCTCGCTGATGCCAAATTGAAGAAACTATTGAAGTTGAAGAAAGACGATAATTTGACTTATTTCAATCTTCAAAAGTACATGAGTCCTCATTTCGCGAAAGCATCCTCTTCATCCAGTCAATAACTGAATAAAAAATAATTATTCCATATTTTATATGTAATAATTAATAAACTTCAATAGGGTTCAAAAAGAACTCTTTCTCCAATAATTTATAAAGATTAATTTTATCTACAAACTTATTTGTTATCATTTTATAATTGTTATTTTTTTTAACGTTAAACATATTAATGGTGTTACATATACATTTTTTATCATAGTTTTTATTTTCACCAACAATCCAATCCAGAAATGTTATTTTATCGGTATCGACATTTTTAATGTAATAATTATACTTACTATATATTTTGAATATATTATGTTTATTATATTCAATGTTATAATCTGTCCCACATAAAGTGCACATTATCTTAAAATCATAAAATGACATATTTAAATAAGATAATATACTATTCAAATCATATAATATAGTTGTCTTCCTCGAAATATTAAACAATCTTAAAACGTAGGGACACCCATATACGAAAAGATCCATGTCATCACTCATACACGCATCCGCCTCTTTATTTATAACCAATTCGGCACATAGTTTATCCGCCTCACCTTCAGCAACAATATAATTCATACCTAATAGAGTAATAAGTTTTTTTATCTCTTCAATATGATGAGATTTTATTTTAATACATTGTCTTTTTAGTTTCATAAGCTCTTTCTTTACTTTCACACTATTTAATTCATTGTTATTTGAATCTTCTATTAATTTATCATATTTCAACCAAGCTTCTTTTCTTTGTTCTCTTCTTCTATTTAATTCGTCTCTTTTTTCTTCTGGTTTATCTCCGTCAAATATAAAAATTGGTTTTATTTTATGATGTCTCATAAGAACACACATCATATATATATTCTCCAACAATGAATCATTTGCCATGTATTTATATATGTATATCATAGTATCTATTACTATAGTTTTCCCATTTAATTCAGATATATTAATTGTTTTTAATGGTGAATGATATCTGATTAATTTATTTAATTGTTTGATTCCCATGTTTGTTTATTATATTGATTTTAACTAATAATTAAAATCAATTTTATTTTTTCTCGAATAGTGTCATCCTCATCGTATGTAACAATGTATTATTTTTTACTTTTTTAAACAATTCACTCATTTTCATATAATCTTGAACAAATTCATCGTTGTTATAATTATTCAATATGAAATGAAACAAATCGTTAAGATTTCCGGGCGATTTATAAAAAAATATTGGATTAGAAGGCTGATTATTTTCATAACATAAACTCATAAAATCATCATAATGATAGAGCAATACACTTTTCAAAATATAATAAGAAAAAACATTTGTCTTTTCTTCAAATAAATGCGATTGTTCAGTTAGAAATGTTTTATAATTATCTATCTTCATGTATTTCAATATTTTTGTTGACTGAAACAAAGAAAATACTCTTTCAAAATCTATCATCATCGTTACATTTTGTTTAAATGTTTTATAACTTCTACTTATATCAAACGATAAAAAACTACAATTTATAATTGTAGCCCAAAATTCACTATATGTCTCGCTTATTTCAAATTCGCTATTAATATTAAATATCTTTTTTATATTATCCTGTAATGATTTAATATCTATACCTGAAAAATCTAAACATAAACTATGCATCAATTCATGTATCAATACCTTAAACCACTCTTCTTTCCTATATAAAAATATCTCTCCATTTGGATTACACGCATATGTTACAGCAGTATTAACATGTTTTGGTGATAATATTTCATACTTTTTATCTAATACCTTCTTATCATTATGTAAGAATAATACTATATTTAATGTTTTCATTTTAAGATTAGATAAATTTATCATAAACATTAATAACTTATACACCTTTTCCGCATTTTTTACATATTCACTTTTATTATTATTAGTCATGATAAAATTCACTGTTATGTCTACACCCGATATATTAAAATTAGATTGATAACAATGTTTTATCTTAGAAAGTGCCTTTTTTGCATTATCGCTGACAAAATGACTTTTACTTAATGTATTTTCGTCATATGGGACTTTATTAATAGTTATTTTCTTTGACTTTATTTTTTTTATATCTTTATAAATTTGTTTCATAATTTTATCATATCTATTACTATTTTTATAAAAATTAAATTCACCTTTTATAAGTTCAAAGAATGTTTGTATGACCTTTTTATTACTCATTTATATATTAATTATATAAATTTTAATTTTATATAATTATTTATTATTTAATTCTTTTCTAATTTTCATAGTGTCGTAAAATGTAATTAATTTCGATGGTCCTCCACGAACCTTCTCAAGATGAACTAACTTCGCATTCTTTGTTAAAAGTAATATCTTTTGACTATAATTATCTGTTGTATATTTCGCTCTTTGAGCACGTTCCATAGATATTTTATGTTTACCATTAAAAAAATCATCATCCATTAAAATGTGTTTTTTTCTATATTTGCCTGATTTGTCTTTACCACCATACTTTTTGGCTTTTGCTGGATCTTTTGATATTTCACTACCCGATTCAGCAGTAAATTTTAAATAAAAATCATGTTTTTCTGATTTCTCAGTATAATCCTGAAATTTACTCGCTTGGTAATAGTGTTCAACAGAATTCCACGTATGACCATCCAACTCAAATGGATTTGATACAATATAAAAATTTGATAACACCTTTCTCCAATCTTTCTCCTTACTTAACTCCTTATAATCTATTTCTTTTTCCTTAGGTATTTTTTCGTGTTGTCCTTTTCCAGGCTTTTTATGAGCCGATTTACTATAGAAAACAAATACTACATCTTCATCATAATCTTTAAACTCTAAATTATCTTGTTCTTCTGCCTCCGCATCTATTGTAGCTATTTTATCCTCTTCATCATTAGAACTATCCTCTTTTTCTTTTAATAATTTATTGAATTTTGGTATAAAATTATATATACCATTTCCCGAACCCAATAAACATGTGTGTTTTATTTCTTCTTTAACTGAGTGTGGTAATTCATGAAAACGGAACATTTTCCTATTTTTGTATGATACTAACTGATAATGAGGTTGATTTATCTTACCCTGGTCCAAATCCATTATAACATAATATTTAGGTCTGAAAAATCCCTTCGCCTTTATTGATTCACTTGCATCCGTACAGCGTATTAGACCATTCTTATTTTCTTTGTCTATTACTACAATTTTAATATTCAATACTTCTTCCATAATCCTTAAACTGGAATCGTCAGCCCAATAATCAGACATTTTTATTTTGTTTTTAAATTGTTCTAATGATTTTACATCATTCATAAAAGAAAACTCTGCCAAATGTTGTTGCGTTTGAGCAAATTCTTTCTTCTTTTCTCCAAATAATTTCACCAATTTTTGCATTTCATTATTTAATGCTACTATTTCTTTATAACGCGGGTCTTGTTTAATGCTTTTTTGACCTATTGATTTTTTAATTTCATCAAATTGTTTTTGTTTATTTGATTTCATTTTCTTCATTTCTCCTACTTTTTTCTTTATATCCAATTGACTCTGCTGTGTTTTCTCTAAAAAATTTTCAAACATTTTTTTTCTATCCATATATTCTTTGTACGTCGATTCTGGTATATTTGTAGCCAATTTTTGTCTTAATTCTTTATCACTTGCTTTTTTCCCTATACTTTTATAAGCTTGTGACAATGCTATAAAAAAACAATCACCACTACCTTTATTTGGCCAAATTTTATAATTATAATCATGGAACTTTTTCTGTAACCAGTTTTTCCTTGGTGCGTTAACACCCATAGCTTCATACTCCTTAACGATTTTTCTATAATCTCTTTCATTATTTTCATCCTTTATTTCAACGTCATCATCGTCTTCTAACTCCAAAGAAATTAATAAAGGTTTCGCCATAACAGCAATTGATTCACCTGTTTTATCTATTTTACTTTCTTCTGCTACTTTATCCTCTTCTTCTTCTATTTCACTCTCTTCTATATCCTTCAATAAAGGTTTATTATTCAACATTTTTTTTAACTTTTTATTGGTTATATCATTAAAAACTAATGGACCTTCTATGATACGAATATTATAATCATTAAAATTATCTTTTAGATCTTCTTCTTTTGAAGCAAAAAATTCATATACACCAATATTCTCAAACGTTATTTTATTGTTTATACCATCACCCAAAACTAACTACACTGGACAATATAATATATTGTATTTCAAATGTTCTTTCCTTGATTCACCTAAAGCTATAATTACTGGTATTTTTTCATCCGTTAGTAATATTTTATACACAGTAACCTTCTTACCTTTATCATTTTTATATATTTTAACCTTAGGTTTTTTGTATAAAATATGAGTATTCAAATTAGAGTTAACAGAACTCATTATGTATTAATCTAATATTAGAAATTTTTTTAAGTATTTATCATTCTTAATTTGTTCTATACAATACCATAATTCTATCCTTTTCTCTACAATCTCAGAATTTATTTGATCTTGTTCAAATATTATTATATCTTGTATTAAATCCGCTTTTCTTTTTTTTCTTTTACTAATTTCATAATAATCACATATTCTCTCCAATTCTTTTTTTGTAAATTTATTATATTCTTCTTCCATTAAAAAAAATATAGCAGAAAAATTATCACCATCACCGTTTTCATTTATATTTTCTTTGGTTTCTTTTTCTTTTTCTTCCAGACATTTTAATATATCATCCAAATCAGAATTATCATTATCTTTCTTTATTTCAATTATTGAATATTTTATATTTTCCATTATTAAATATTCATAATGTTTTGTTTTTAAATTCATTCATCAAGTTCATCAATAATATCTAAACATTTAAACTGTATTTTCTTTGATATTCCAGGCTCACTTTGCTTTTCAGAATAAAATTCAATTGTCCTTATAATACCATCCCATTCTTTTGTTCCACTTAAACTTTCTTTCCCTGATGTTATCAATATATATATATTCTCAATAATCTCCTCATTTATATTTATTTTCTCCTTATTAGACGAATTCATATTTATTTTATCTAATAAATTAGAAATAACATTATAAATATATTCTTTCGTGACAATTTCTTTATTCATCAAATTAATAAAAAAACTTGACATTCCTCTTCTATTCGCATTTTTTTTATTACATTGACAGAACTCATTATAATTGTTACCATCTAAAGTAATACATTCAATTTCATCGAATATTTTAGTAAATTTAGTTAAATTATCGTGACAGATTTTTTTCATTATGTCAAATTGGTCTATTAAATCTTTAAACAATTTAGCATACAATTCTGACCAAAACACATTTAAACATCCTACTTCAAAAATAGAATCACCTATTCGCATTAATGATTTATATGTTTCATTTGAATCTTTTTCTTTGTCTATTATATTATTTATAAAATTAAAAATCTCATTGCTTATCGTTTCATAATTGGCTTTTGTTAATTTATTTAAATTTATTCTTAATAAATCTATTTGTGCTTCAACACCTTCGTGATTCTTTTTTAAATTTGTTGTTTTAAAATTTCTAATTTGTTCCCAATCTTCTTTTTTCAAATTATATTTATTTTTATTTTTCTTTTTAAATATAGGTGTCTTGCTATAGTTTGGCGCACCAACTTTTCTTGCCAAGTCATTGACTATTTTTATCGTGGTTGAACTTAATTCATTAATATCGCAATTTTGTTGTATCATATTATAATCTTCTAACGTGTATTTTACCATAATGATATAATTTATGCTTTACTTTTATATCACTTTCTTTTATTAAATAAAAGATATTAAAAAATAGTTAAAGAGATTTGTAGTATAATTTATAATGACTTCTAAAAAACAAGCGAATAATTACGACTTATACGAAATAGAGGATTGGGAAGATGAAAAATTGGACCTTAATAACAATGTTCTCAGGGGAATATATTCTTTTGGTTTTGAAAAACCAAGTTCTATACAAAAAAAAGCTTTATATCCAATGACAAAAAATTTTCACAATGGTAGAAGAAGAGATATTACAGCACAGGCACAATCAGGAACAGGAAAAACTGGCGCTTTTGTGATTGGAGCATTAAATATTTTAAAACCAGATATTAAATTACCACAAGTTCTAATATTAGCACCTACACACGAATTAGCGCATCAAATATTAAATGTTGTAGAAAATATTTCAAGATATATTAAAGATGTTAATCCTGTGTTATTAGTAGGTGGTTCATCAGTAGACAAAAACAAAAAACAATTAAACACTTTGAAACCAAAGATTATTGTTGGAACTCCGGGTAGAATAAACGACCTTGTGCGTAGAAAATTCTTAAAACCCGAATCATTATCACTTTTAATTCTGGATGAAGCAGACGAAATGTTATCTTCTGGTTTCAAGGAACAAATGTACAAAATATTTAAAGCAATGCCAAATAATGTTCAAATAGCTTTATTTAGTGCTACTATGCCGAATGATTTGCACGAATTAACTTCTACATTTATGAAGAATCCTACAAAAATTCTGGTAAAAAATGATGAATTAACATTACAAGGTATCGCACAATATTATATTAATCTTGAAGACGATACACATAAATACGAAACCATTAAAGATATATTTAGTGGTTTATCCATATCGCAAGCTATAATATATTGTAATAGTGTAAATCGAGTAAATGATTTAGAAGAGGCCATGATAACTGATGATTTTCCTGTAAAAAAAATACATGGCAAAATGAATGACATAGAAAGAAAAAATGTTTATAAAGAATTTAAATCCGGTGGTTGTCGTGTCTTAATTACATCTGATTTATTCGCAAGAGGAATTGATGTTCAACAGGTAAGCATAGTTATCAATTTTGATATTCCGCGCGATGAAAACACATATTTACATAGAATCGGTAGATCTGGTAGATGGGGTAGAAAAGGCGTAGCTATCAATTTTCAAACAAAATATGATTCAAATAGATTATCACGATTTGAAAAATATTACGAAACTGTAATACAAGAAATGCCAATTGATTTCACAAAACATTTAGATATATGATTATATTTCACATAAATTATATTTTAGAAATTTATATGAAAGGATATCAATTAATAATTTTATGGTTTATAATATTCTTCACAATATTTATTCCAATCTCAAAATTATTTGGTCTAAATAACTCTTTAACTATTATAGCATTATGGGCACTATGGTCATTTGCTATTTCTATTTTTGAATTTGTTCTTCCATTTAATATGAAATATGTATGTGATAAAGGTAGAGAATTTTATGATAATAAAAAATGCATGTGGTCAAAAGATTACGAGGTCATAGATATGTATAAGAAAACATGGTGGATGGATTCATATGCTGATTATTCTTTAGGCGACTCTAAATATAGACATGGATATAAAAAAAATCCAGATGTAACATCAAGTCATTCCTTTAGATGTGTTATGCTTGGTGAAATAATACACGGTGTATTTAGTTTTATTTTTAGTACGCTTG